GTTGGTAACAGCCCCACGACCTTCCAAAAATTTTGCCTGGTCTTGGCCTTTATTGGTATCATTACTTGGTTCTTTACCTAGGAGGAAAAAATGGAAAAACTAGCCGAAGAATACGACACGAAAGCAGACCTTATTGACGAGTTAAGAACTTTAATAGATAGCAATGAAGACAATAAGTATTGCGATGAACATCAACTGAAAGAATACATTAAAATTATACTTAAAAAAATAGGATAACCATGGTGGGGAAAGCGTCGCACATTCCTTTGTTTTCGTGTGCCTCGCTTTCCTTATCGGGCAGTCGGGTTCGCATATAAAAGCTGCGATTTTTTTTACCAGAAGATTACGTTAAAGACATTCCAACAAAAACAATTACATTGAATTAATCAAATAAAATGGTATTATATACCTAACTTAACAAGGAGAAAACAAATGAAGTTAATTACTAAAGAAGTGCAGAAAAAGTTAGACGATAACATGAAGCTACCCGAGGAGGAAAGACAGCCCGTTGTTAAATTCTTTGGCGGTGGTGCATGTAATTGGTTTATTTCTGAAATGGATGGAAACATTCTTTATGGCTTGTGTGACTTAGGTTTAGGCTATAGAGAATTTGGAACTGTTTACCTTAGCGAGCTTGAGAGCTTGGATTTTGGCTTTGGCTTAGGCGTTGAGCGTGATCTACATTGGACACCTCAAACCTTTGACGAGCTTTTGAAAGAGCACAAGGACAACGGCGGTTGGTAGTTTCCCTTGCTCGGCAAGTCGGCTCAATCGGGTCGGCTTGTCGGGTTCTCGTGTAAAACCTTAAACATTATTAATTAAGGATATGTTAAAGGATATATAATACCATTTAATACTATTGATTAATCAAATTAATCTGTTATTCTAATTACATTGTTAAACAACGGGCATAGCCCAAAGGAAAAAATAAAATGTTAAAAGAAAATATCGATCAAACTAAGCTATTCAATCTTGACCTTACTCATGAACAAATAGCTACGAACTTTGTTAATCTTAATGATGCATTAACTAGGCTAACTAAAATGAGAGAGAAAGCAAAAGAACTTTTAATCCCATTATTAGAGCAATCAAAACATAAACAAATTGACGGCATTATTGATAATGATGGCAAGGGTCGAATTGTTTCATTAGTTGACGTATCTGCTAGCAAAGTTAACATTGCTAAAACTCTAGAGAGATGGAACGTTAACTACTCTACTAAGAACAAAAGAGATGGCTCTTACGAGATAACTCTTAAATTTGATAACCCACATAAAGTTAATGAGATTGTTAGTCAAAAAGGCTATCAGAAAATTAGGTGCCAATAATGGATAAAAAGTTAATTAATAAATCTACCCTAGAGCGTATGACTAGGGTAGAGCTTGACGCTCTCAATAGCTTGTTAGATGGTGACGCTACCGAACATGAGAGAGATATATTAGAGAAGGCAAGCGATAGATTGGTAAGCCAATATTCAAGCGAGGTGCTAGGGAACGAACACTAGGTTCCCTAGACTCATTCTAAACTGGGCGGGTTGCATTTTTGCAACCCCCCCTCCCGCTCGCACACCTTCGAGGAGCAGAGCGACGAGAAGTAGGTTTATGCCATACAATCACAAATTTTAAATCTTTAGGTTCCCTAGCCCTTTCTATTGACATTTGAAAAAAAATAATCGAAATTGGAAACATGATTCCAAATCCAAACATGCAAAATAGAGGTCCCCAAAATTTTATGCAACAAGGACCTATGAACAACGCAACAAGTGGTGGTCAAGCCTACAACTTCATGTCTGGCGGTAGACCAACGCAGCAACAACCTTACATGCATCCAGCAACACGTCCTCCCCAAGCTCAGATGCCTATGGGTATGATGATGCCACAAGGTGTACCAAACAAACCAATGAATCCTTTTGGCCACCAAAACCCACCACCGCTTCCACAAGGAACACAGGTTCCACCAAACATGGAAACAAAATCTAGTATTACAGATCCGATTGATATGAATAAAATATCTAATTTTAGTGTTTATTTAAATTCTTTAAAGAATCCTAGACAGCTTCAAAACTATCCAGACATAAATGTATTTAATCCTCAGTTTTGACATTTTTTTTAGTTCGTAGTATAAAAAAATCTAACAAGAGGTAAAAATGAAATATTTAGTTTTAACTTTAGTGGTATTGGTGGCTGTTGGTTGTTCTTCAAGCAACATTAGTTTAACAGCAAATATTCCAGAATCACAAGAAGTAGACATACAGATCCAAACAAAGAACAAAGCAGAGTAATTATGCTGTCGTTATTTGGTAGTTTGCTCGGCTTTGGAACGTCGTTCCTCCCGAACATACTTGGGTTCATGGAGAAAGGTCAGTCTAACAAGCACGAGCTTCGTCTTTTAGAAGCTAAGGCAAAGCACGCTGAAGTTCTCAGCAAGCTAAACATTGCAGAGCTCGATGCGAAAGCAGATGTAGAGGAGTCCCGCTCCATCTACATGCATGCTTCGGAAATAGCTAAAAATAATAAATCATCTTTTATCTCAGCACTACAAGCATCAGTTCGACCAGTCGTTACCTATTTCTTTTTTATACTGTTTGCTACAATAAAAGGCTTAGCTGTTTATGTAGCTGTACAAGAAGGAGATGATGTGACTCAAGCTATATTAAATAGTTGGGACGAAGAGACGGCAATTTTATTTTCGACCGTAATTTCGTTCTGGTTTGGTGGACGGGCTATGCGTAAAATTAGGGAGAGTAAAAATGGCTAAAGCAGCAACTAAAAAGAAACCTACTAAAAAATCACCTTTGCGTAAAAGGGCTCGGAATAAACAGGGCCACTACATCGCCGATGATCCAGGGACTCCAAACAATGAAGCATGGGGAGAGCCTCCTGTACCATCTATGAAAAAGTATGTTGGCATTGGTTTAGCACTTGTTTTAATAGCAATAACAGTATTAGCATCTTAAATATATCGTATTAATACAATTCATTTGATTAATATTATAATAGGTATATAACACCCTTAATATAAGGGTAAAGCATGCTTAATTTTATAAATATTATCTCATTTTCAACTATAGTGTGGTGTCTTTCTAGCATCGTATAACAATATTTAGTTGCAACGAATCCCAAACCACTATATGTAGGTTAAATGGAATTTCGTGAATGCAACACCTGTGGTGTAACGAAAGAAATCACTTCCTTTGAAAAGTCATATTCAAGAGGAACTCAATACCGCCGACACCAATGCATGGCATGTAAGGCAATTCAAAGAAACGATAGAACAAATAAAGACCCTATACTTTATCTCCGCAGAGCTTTTAGTCAGTTAAAATCAAGTCGTAAAACAAAAGGTACCTTTAAATGGGAACTAGCTTTTAATGATATCAAACAAAAGTGGGATGATTCAAAAGGTAAATGTGCTGTTAGTGGTGTAAAAATGACACATCATAGAGATGGTAGTGGAAAAAGGATACCTACAAATGTTTCTATTGATAGAATAAATAATAAAAAAGGCTACACAAAAAATAATGTTCGACTTGTATGTTGGTGCGTTAATAAAATGAAACACACTATGTCAGACGACGAATTAATGCTATGGGTAAATAGGATTTATGATGGACAACGAAACGAATTTTGAAACATTAGATGAAGAACAAATACGTTATGCTCTTGATTTACAAAAGAGATTAAATTTTTTAGAAGAAATTGAATCTTCTAGAGGTAACTTTTTAAACTTTGTACAACATGTTTGGCCTGACTTTATTTTAGGTAACCATCACAAAATTTATGCAAAAAAATTACAAGATATAGCGTCTGGTAAATTAAAAAGATTAATAATAAATATGCCACCTCGACACACGAAGTCTGAGTTCGCCTCTATTTATTTTCCTGCGTACATGTTGGGACTCAATCCTAAATTAAAAATAATTCAAGCAACACATACAACAGAACTTGCAACAGGGTTCGGTCGTAAGTGTAAAGCTCTAGTAGATAGTCCTGATTATAAAACCATCTTTGAAGGTACAAAAGTATCGCCTGACTCCAAAGCCGCTGGACGTTGGGCTACGACAGATGGTGGTGAGTACTTTGCGGCGGGGGTTGGTGCAGCGATTACTGGTCGTGGTGCTGACCTCCTTATTATTGACGACCCTCATTCGGAGCAAGATGCTCTTTCTCCCACTGCTATGGAGAATTGTTATGAGTGGTACACATCTGGTCCACGACAAAGATTGCAACCAGGCGGATCTATTGTTGTTGTTATGACTCGTTGGTCGACAAAAGATTTGACGGCTGAGGTTCTAAAAAAACAAACAGAATCAAACTCCGACCAATGGGAGGTTGTTGAGTTTCCTGCTATTTTTGATGACGGTAATGTTTTATGGCCTAACTTCTGGTCTGAAGATGAATTGTTAAAAGTTAAATCTTCTTTGCCGGTTGCTAAATGGAATGCACAATGGTTACAAAAACCTACATCAGCTGAAGGTGCTATCATAAAAAGAGAGTGGTGGAAAATGTGGGAACAAGATGAGCCTCCTACATGCGAATATGTATTACAATCATACGATACAGCGTTTTTAAAATCAGAAACAGCTGACTACAGTGCTATTAGTACATGGGGTGTATTTTATAAAGATGAAGATTCTGGACCAAGTTTAATACTTTTAGATTGTAAAAAAGGTAGATGGGAGTTTCCTGACTTAAAAAGAATTGCAATGGAGTCATTTTCAGAGCATAATCCAGATATAGTTTTAATAGAAGCTAAAGCATCTGGGTTACCTTTAACTCAGGAGTTGAGAAATATGGGGATACCTGTTATAAATTTCTCACCAGGCGGAAGACGAACTGGACAAGATAAAGTTTCAAGAGTTCATGCCTGTGCTCCAATGTTTGAATCTGGTCTTGTATGGCGACCAGACTTTCAATGGGCGGAAGAGATGGTAGAAGAATGTGCCTCTTTTCCTTTTGGCGACAATGATGACTTGGTAGATTCCATGTCACAGGCTATACTGAGATTTCGTGAAGGTGGTTTTATACGTCACCCTAACGATGAAGAGTGGGGCGAAGAGCCTCCTAGAAGAAAGGAGTACTACTAATGTTTAAACCAGTAATCGCAGAAGTAAAAGTACCTAAAGTTGAAAAAGCTAAAGGTGAAGTTGAAGTAAAAGTTCCTACAGGAAATGGAGCTGGTACTATGAAGTCAATGGGTGCTGCCACTAGAGGTGGTAAGTTTTCAGGAACTTTTTAATATAAGGAAGTCACATGGCTGAGAATCCGTTTGGACAAGGTGGTCCTGAAGAAGAAGAACTTGAAATTGAAGGTAACCCTATAGACACTGCTGAGGTAGATCCACAGCTTGCCGAGGCGTTGGCTTCAGGTGATATAACAGAAATGGAAGATGGTTCTGTTGAGGTTGGAGAGTTTGTTGAAGAAACTGAAATGCAAATGGAAGTTCCTTTTGATGCTAACTTATCAGAATATATGGA